GAGGTCGCAGGGCCTATTTAGAAGGGCGTTATTTCCACAGGACACTATATATACGCGAGGTAGCCATGGGCAACGTTTTGAGGGCCGCTAAGAGCGGCGACATGCGAGAACTGCTCGAGGAAACCCGCGACAAACTGGCCTACGCCGTTGACACGTGCGAGAGCATGCGCGACCTCGCGGCGCTGACCAGGAGGCTCATCGAGGTCACCGAGAAGCTCGCGGCGATGCCGAGCGAGGACAACAGCAACGAGGTCGATAGCATGGCCGCGTTCATCGCAGAGTACGACGAGTACGAAGACCCGCGCCTAGAGGAAGATGTCGATTAGGCTCGGTTCGCAGGAGCCGACGTTCTCGGTGGTCGGCGAATGGCACCACACGTTCGGCCCCCGCGCCGTGCGGATGTTCGAGAAGTGGGGAGTCCGCTTCTACCCGTGCCAGAAGGACGAGATGGACGTCTTTCTAGCCCGCGACTCCCACAACAGGTTCGCCTGCCGCACCATCGGCATCACGAAGCCCCGCCAGAACGGCAAGAGCTTCGGCGTGCGGTTCTACGCGGTGGAGGCCGCAGCCGTCGAGGCCAAGCACGTCCTGTTCACCGCGCACCGAGGCAAGACGGTGCGCAAGATGTTCAAGTTCATCAGGGCGTTCGTGCTCTCCAAGAAAGACCTGAGCGAGAAGCTGCTGCCGGGGCCTGACGGCATATACAAGGCCGCAGGCTCCGAGGGCATCTACTTCGCCAACGGCGGCATGATCGAGTTCGCCACGAGAACGGATGGCGGCGGGCGCGGCGAGACCTACGACATCATCATCTTTGACGAGGCGCAGGAACTCACCGACGAGCAGTACGACGCCATAGTCCCCACCACCATCGCCTCGGAGTCCGGCGACCCTCAGAAGATTTACCTCGGCACGCCACCCGGCCCGAAGTGCCAGGGGACGGTGTTCCGTGGGCTGCACGACAAGGCGCACAGCGAGAACCCAGCGGGAATCTGGTGGCTCGAGTGGTCAGCCGAGGAGCTGCCCGAGATGTCAGACCCGCAGGCCGTCCTCGACATAGCGTATGCGACGAACCCCGCGATGGGCTACCGCATCCGCGAGGACGTCATGCTCGACGTCATCAACTCCGCCACCTCCGTGGACGGCTTCGCCCGCGAGTTCCTCAACTGGTGGGGCAACTCGCAGACCGCGCTCTCCGCCATCGACGCGAAGGCGTGGCAGAAGTGCAAGGTGAAGAACCCGAAGCGCGAGGGCGTCTGCTGCTACGCGGTGAAGTTCTCGCCGGACAGCACATCGGCGAGCCTCGCCGCATGCCACAAGGGTAACGATGACACGCTCCCGTTCGTCTACGTTGTGGACAGCCGCTCGCTCAACCACGGCCTCTCGTGGTTCGTCAACACGCTCGTCAAGGTCAGCTCAGAAGCCGCCCAGATCGTCATAGACGGCCAGGGCAGCGCACAGACCCTCGCAGACAGGCTCATCGACGCCGGGGTGCAGCCCTCGGCGATTCTCAGGCCGCGCCCCAGCGACGTCGCGGCGGCGTGCTCGTCCCTCGAGGACGCGGTGACCGAGACGAAGGTCACCCACTACGGACAACCAGCGCTCGACGCGAGCGCGACGCTCGCGCAGAAGCGGCCAATCGGCAAGGCGGGAGGCTGGGGCTTCCTCTCGACGGAGGAGGTTGACGCCACCCTCATCGAGGCCGCAGCGCTCGCCTACTGGGCGGCTATGACAACCAAGCGCGACCCGACAAGAAAGGCAGTCATATGGGACTGGTAGAGCAGACTCCCGCGACCTACCCAAACGGGCGCGGCGGCAGGAAGGTCAACGACCTCCCGCAGCCCGACACGTGGCTCGCGCTGGACATAGCGCCGACATCCATCACGATGCCTTACGACATGCCAGCGAAGTGGCGCTACGAGGTCGAGGACCTCTACGACGAGTGGCGCACGCACCTCAGCTCCAACCAGGAGCGCTATGCCTACTACAACGGGCGCAACCGCCTAAAGGACCTCGGAATATCGACACCGCCCGAGCTTCTCAACCTCGAGACGGTGGTCGGCTGGCCCAACAAGGCCGTCATGAGCATGGCGGTGCGCAGCCGCTTCGACGGCTTCACGGCCACCGACGATGACGTGCAGCAGGTCCTCGACGGCATAGCCGCACGCTCGCGGCTCGTCACCAAGTACCGCCAGACGGTCGAGAGCGAGGGCGTCTACGGCTGCTCCTTCGCCACGGTCGGCATGACCGACCGGGGCGCTCGAATAGACATGTACGACGCCGAGCACGCGACGGGGCGGTGGGACGATGCCAAGGGCAGGCTCGCCTACGGCATGACCATCTCGGACGAGGGCGACATGCTGACGCTCTACGACGAGGAGGCCAACGTCTACGTGTGGCGCTCCGAGAGCGGCGGCTGGGCGTGGCAGTCCGTCCCGCACGGCATGGGCCGTCCGCTCATCGCCGCGTTCGCATACCGCCCCACGCAGCGCAAGCCGCTCGGCCAGAGCCGCATCACCCGCGCGGTCATGAGCATCACCGACAGCGCGGTGAGGTGCGCCCTCGGCGGCGACATCTCATTCCAGTTCGCCGTGGCTCCGCAGAAGTACCTCATCGGGGCCGACCGCGCCGCCTTCGGCAACAAGACGCGCTGGGAGGCGTACATCGGCAACATCATGGCGATCGGCGCTGACGGCAGCGGCGAGATGCCCAAGTTCGGACAGCTCACGCAGGCGTCGATGCAGCAGTACGTTGACTTCATGCGCTCGCTCGCCGCTCGGTTCAGCGGCGAGACCAACGTCCCCATCAGCCAGCTCGGGGTCATCCACGACAACCCGAGCAGCGCCGAGGCCATCTACGCGGCGTCCGAGCCGCTCATCATCGAGTGCCAGGACCTCAACGACGGCAACCGCGAGACCCTGCGGGAGCTGGCCCAGATGGCGCTCGCCGCCGAGCTTGACACTCCCGTATCGGAGCTTCCCGACGAGTGGCTGGACTTCGCGCCGAACCTCGCCAACCCCGCCATGCCGTCCATCGTCTCCATGGCCGACGCGGCGGTCAAGATCGCGGGGACCGTCCCCGCGTTCGCTGGCACCGAGGCGTTCTGGAAGATGCTCGGCATGCCCGAGGACACGCGCCGAGAGATCGACGCGCAGGTGGCCGAGACCAACTCGCAGATGCTCCTGACGAGGATGCTCGGAGGCGGCAGCGATGGCTGACGTCGTGGTGCCCCGCTCCTACATCGAGGGCTTCACGCAGCAGATACACGACCTCGACGGCATCAGCCGCGACATGCTGGCCGACATGCTGGCGGGCATGGACCTCAACGACCGAAACGCCGTGGTCGCAACCATGCAGGCCGTCTGCCAGTCGAGCGGGGGAGCCGCCAACGAGCTTGCACGCAGCTTCTACCGTGGGCTGTCCATCATGCAGACCCAGCAGGACATGACAACCCGCGTCCCCTACGACTACGACCCCATCGCAACCGAAGTCGCCACCAACGCCATCCTCCGCGACAGCGCCGACCCTGCAAGGGCGCTCGCTGACAGGCTCTCCTACGAGGTGAACCGCGCCGCCAAGGTCGGCGTGTGGCGTCACGGGAACGCGGATGGCCGCAAGGTGCGCTTCGCCCGCGTCCCCACGGGCGCGGAGACGTGCGCCTGGTGCCTCATGACCGCTGGCCTCGGCTTCTGGTACATGACAGAGGAATCAGCGAGCCACACGCACCATGGCTGCGACTGCCAGATCATCGCGGAGGTCGGCGGCATCCATGACGTGAGCATCGAGGGCTACGACTCGACCGTCTACCGCGACATGTGGAGACGCGCCAACGCGCTCCGCGCCAACGGCGACATCCCGCAGGAGTGGGCCGACCACATCGCGGACGTCCGCGCGCTACGCGCCCGTGAGGACCGTCCCTACCGCGATGACACCAACGGAACCCTCTACGTCATGCGAAAGATGTACGGGCTGAAATAGCCCCTTGTGCAGACGCACAACAACCCCATCGAAAACGGCCTCCGCACGGGGGCCTTTTTCATATCCAGACCAGCCCCGCACGGGGCGAACCGACTAGCCCGCACGGGCGAAAGGAGGCCGCTCATGGCCGACGAGAGCACGCAGGTGACCCAGCAGCAGACCGAAACGACCGAGCCGCACGGCGAGGAAGGAATCGACTGGGAGGCCAAGTTCAAGGAGGCGCAGGCCGAGTCCCGCAAGTGGGAGGGCCGTGCCAAGGAGAACAAGGCCAAGGCCGACAAGTGGGACGCCTACGAGCAGGAGGGACTCAGCGAGCAGGAGAAGCTCGCCCAACGCGCAGAGCAGGCCGAGGCCGAGCTGGCGCAGCTCAGGGCGCAGGCGCAGCACGCGACCGACGCGGACGAGGTGGCAAAGGCCACGGGAGTCCCGAGGTCGCTGCTCGAGTACTGCTCCGACCGCGAGGCCATGGAGTCCTTCGCAAAGGAGTACGCGGCGGACACGAAGGTGCCAGCCGCGCCCCCAGCGCCCGACAGCCGCATCCAGCGGGGCGGCGGGGCGAAGACAAGCACGAGAGACAAGTTCGCAAGCTACTTCGAATAGGAGGCAACCATGCCCGCTATCGACATCAACCGTGGCACCACCAACGTCATCAACGACCCCGAAATCTCGCGTGAGATCTGGGCCAACGCGCTCTCCGAGTCCTTCTTCATGAGCCACGGACGTCGCGTCTCGCTCCCCGGCGAGGGCGTCAAGATTCAGACCGTCACGGGCGAGCCTACCGCCAACTGGGTCGCAGAGACGGCAGCTAAGCCCATCAGCACCCACACCTTCGGCACCAAGACCATCACCCCGTACAAGCTGGCCGTCATCGAGCCTTTCTCTGACGAGTTCGTGCGCGACAAGCGTGCCCTCTACGACGAGCTGGTGCGCCGCCTGCCCAACGCCATCGCCCGCAAGTTCGACAGCACCATCATGGGAACCACCGCGCCTGGCACCGGCTTCGACGTCCTTGGTAACAGCACCAAGGTCAGCCTGAACCCCGCGCAGGGCAGCACCCTCTACGACCAGTTCCTCACCGTCGATGCGGCCATCGCCGATGGTGGTGGCATGATGGACATCATCGGCCTCGCCCCCGCTGGCAAGACCAAGGTGCAGGGCGCCGTCGACCAGGTGGGCCACCCGCTCTTCACCCCGGGCGTCGACTCCGCCGCCGTCGGCAACATCCTCGGCGCACGCACCGAGTTCAACAAGAACCTGTTCGTCGCGGGCACCGCTGGCACCCCCGGCACCCCCGCCATCGTCGGCATCGCTGGCGACTTCTCTGATGCCATCTTCGGCGTTGTCGAGAACATCACCATCGAGTTCAGCCGCGAGGCCACGCTCGTCAACGGCGACACCACCATCAACCTGTGGCAGAACAACATGATCGCCGTGAAGTGTGAGGCGACGGTGGCGTGGGCCGTAAAGTCCACCTCCGAGTTCGTCCTGCTCACGGGCGACGTGCCCTCCGCCTAAGCCATGCTGCTGAGACTCCCGGGCTTCGGAACAGTAGACGCCGACGGCGAGCACGCCCAGAAGCTGCTCGCCGCTGGCTGGGAGCGCGTGGAGGCGCAAAAGCCCGCTCCCAAGAAGCGTGCGCCCAAGAAGACAACACCAAAGACAACCGAATAGAGAGGGGCCAGCATGGCCTACGCAACCGTCGTGGACCTCGAGGCGCGGTGGCACGCGCTCGAAGGTGACGATGCCACCCGTGCCGAGACGCTCCTGGATGACGCAGCGGCCATGCTGGACGCCCTCGTGGAGGTCAACCCGGAGGACGAGCAGCAGGCAAGCCTGCTCAAGATCGTCTCGTGCTCCATGGTCATCCGCGCGATGCTCTCGAGCGCCAGCGACGCCTACGGCGTGTCCCAGCTCGACTACGGCATGGGGCCGTTCTCGCAGGCGGCGCACTTCGCCAACCCCAACGGCGACCTGTACCTGACGGCGCAGGAGAAGCGCCTGCTGGGGATAGGCAGCGGCTACATCGTGGGCGTCCGCCCGCTGATTGACGGTGCCTATGGCTCGAACGCCGTGAGCGACGATGCTTAGCCGGAAGATGCCCTTCCCGAGGGTCGAGTGCCGCATCTGGCTGCGCAAGCTCGCCGATGAGGACGAGTACGGCAACAGGGTGCCATACCACGCGGACGAGCCGGACATCGTGACCGAGTGCTCCTACGCGCCCGGTCGCTCCAAGCCGGACACGTCCGATGACATCGAGGACGGTCGCCCGTGGGGCGACCGCATGGTCATGACCTTCTACCTGCCCAAGACGGTGCAGGCCGATCTGCGCGGCGCTCTCATCCAGGCGGTGCCGGCAGACGATGCCGCCGTTGCGTCGATGCGCTTCGAGGTGGTCGGGAACCCGACCAGCTACATGCGCGACGCGACGCCCGGTGACATGAGCTGGTCGGTCGAGGGGGTGCGCTTCGATGGTTAGGCTCAACCACTTCTACCGCACCCCATCAGGGTACCGGGCCGTGATGCGCTCGTCCGAGGTGCAGGGCTTCTGCCTGGACAGGGCGAGGGACATCGGGGCAGCGGCGACCGCCGCTGGCGGCGGTCCCTACCGATACGACGTGGTGCCGGGGCAGAACCGCGCCCACGCCAGGGCGAGCACCGATGGCTGGCCCGCGTACTTCCGCGAGCGCAAGCACGGCGCTCTCGCCGGGGGCCTCAAGTCGATGGGCCGCGACGGCCAGATGACCGACCGCGCACGCCAGAAGTGGCGCGACAAGGCCCACGGCTTCCTCGGCTATCCCTACTAAGGAGGCCCGCAGATGGACCCTACCCAGCTCGTGATCGAGATTCTCGCACCCGCGCTGACGGGGGTGAAGGTTTCCACCGAGATGCCCGCTGACAGGCCCGAGTCCGACTACGTTGGCGTCTACCGCAACGGAGGATACGAAGACCCGTACCTGCTGCAACCGCGCTTCGACCTCTTGTGCTGGTCAGACAGCGACAAGCATGCCCATGACCTAGCGATGAGCTGCATCGACGTTTTGTGGGACGCGGCGGAAGACCACCCATACCTCAGCGCGGCGCAGCTAGAGACGCTCTCGCGCGACGAGTGGAGCAGGACCGGACACGCCCGCTACAGGGCGACCGTCTCGCTCGTTATCAACACAGACAACCCATAAGGAGGCAGCATGGCTGCTAACAACAAGGCGAATGTCAGCACGACTCGCGGCGTTCGCGGGGGCTACTTCCTGTCCGCCCCCATCGGCACGACCGACGTGCCGACCAAGGAGACCTTCGCCACGTGGACCCCGACCGATGCATGGGAGAACCAGGGCTACGTGGTCGAGGACGGCCTGACCGAGAGCGTTTCCCGCGACGGCGGCGACGCCCTGCGCGACATCAACCTCGACCACGTTGACGATACGGCTGGCACCTACACCGAGACGGTGCAGGTCGGCCTCATGGAGGTCGCCAAGAACCCGCTGGCGACCATTTACGGCCACCAGAACGTCACCGACGAGCGCGGCACCATCGAGGTTGACCACAACTGGTCGCAGGCCGACGAGGAGCGCATGTACGTGTTCCTCCTGCTGCTCAAGGATGGCCGCAAGTGGGTCAAGTTCATCCCTGACGGCAAGGTCACGGAGCGCGAGGACCTGACGCTCAACGCCACCACCGTGGCCCAGCGCAGCGTCACCGTCTCCTACCTCACCGATGACAACGGCTCCGGCTGCAAGGACTGGATCGAGTCCAACGAGACCAGCTAGACCACCAGACAAAACCGACGCGACGCCCTCGGCTGAGGCCGGGGGCGTCTTTTCAGAGAGGAACGATATGCGCACCATCAAGTTCGAAGACAAGGAGTTCGAGTACGACGAGCGCTGCATCATGAGCTACAAGTGGCAGAAGGCGGCTAACTGCGGCGACCCCTCCCGCTCCACGAGGGCGGTCGAGCAGCTCTTCGCGGGGCGGGACGAGGAGTACGCCGAAGCGCTGAGCGACAGCGGCGACGCCGAGATGGACAACGCCATGGACAAGATGGGCCAGCTCATGCAAGCCATCATGGAGGACATGGGGCGCATCGCAAAAAACTGATGACGCTGGGCTGGGCGGCTGAGCACGCTCCCGACGAGCTGCTGGCCGACTTCCAGCAGACCTACGGCCTGAACGCATGGGCGCTCGGGGTGCTCGGGGACGAGACCTCGGCAGACGTGATCCGCGCAGCCGCGCTCGCAGCCCAGCTCCCGCACAGCTC